TATTGATAATATGAACTTCCACTTTTGAATGTATCACCAAATGTGGCTTGATATTCCGAATAAGAATTTACCACAGTTGGTATTCCAGCTGGACCTTTGACTGTTGGACCAAGCAATGCTGCTCCAATTTCTCCGATTGCTGCTGGAAGATATGACTGGTCTATTTCATTCGTAAATACACCAGGACTTATAATTTTTTCGCTTGAAGGCATATAATTTCTCCCAATTTTATGTTGTTATTTGCAAATTAAAACTCTCAAACTATATCAAAATATATAGTTTTTCATATATAAATATATTGTTAAAACTCAAAACAACAATATTTATTGTATTTTTTTAGATTAATTTGGTGTGAATACACCTGTGGTTGGGTCCAAAACTCCTTCACCGTATTTTTTATTAATTTCATCGATGAATTTTCGTTCTTTTTCTTGAACAGCATTCAATTTTTCTTTTAACTCATCATTTCGTTTATTCAAATCTTTTGCTTCTTGTTCCAATCGTATTTTGATTAAAGCAATTTGACCGAATTCTGATTGAATCTTTACATATTCATCTTGAAACTCTTTAACTTTATCTAACTCATTCTTTTGAAATTTAACTTCTTCTGGCATGTTGTAACCTCCTATGTTATTGTTATATTGTTGTTATATCATATATAAATATATACTTAATTCACAAAACACTAATTATTTTTTATTTATTTGATGGTCTGTAGCATCCCCTTCAAAACCAAAAATAACTGTTCTTGGTGTAAGTTCTTTTTTAACATTGAATTTTTTGTTCGATATTACTGATGCAACCACTTCTGAAAGTAAATAACCTTTTATTATTGCTGAAAATGTTGTTTTGATAAATCTTTCACCTGAAACATCCATTTCTGATGCATCTGAAAAACTATCTATATTACATAAGAATTTGTAATCATTTGAATCACCCCAATATGTATCATTTTGTGAAACAAACATCTCAACTAATGAATTCATTTGTTCCATATAATTTGACCATATAACAAATTCATAAGTTAAATCAACATATTCTGCTGGTCCAGTAAGTATATTCTCAAAAACAGGTGTCGTTCCATTTTGTACTGCAAATCTATCATAATGATTGTGTTTTGACCATTTCGATGTTCTAACAACATTAACTAACTCTCCGGTTACATCGTGTTTAAATGGTTGCTGATGTGTGGTGCTCTTTGCAATATCAGTTCGTCGTAACATAATTAACGGCAACACTATTGAACCATTTTTATCTCTTAAAACGCTCTTATTTCTAATTGAAACCCACCGTTCTTCATTGCCATACATAACAGGAACTGTAATTGTTTCATTTGCTTCTTCTATTTGTGGTCTCATAACATTTTTAATATGATGAATAACAGCTGAATCAACATCTTTTAATGTAATTGCATAATTTTTCGTTGAATCTTTACCAGGAACAACAACTTGCTCTCTATTGCCCACATCATTTTTCGTATCCCTAAATGATTTTTGTGTCGCTCTATTTGTAGATTCTTTTATCACTGCTTGTTTGTTAGTTATAGGTTTCACACTCATTATTTGTTATTCCTTTGTCTTAATTCACGAAGTTTGTTTGTCTTTGTTTTTACTTTACCCCTTATCACCTCTGATTTTACTGCATTCTTATCAACTTTATCAAATGTTATTGCTCGTTTTATATCAACTTCAACTGCTTTTGTTCCTGTTTGTGTTTTTGTTCCTATTAAATCTATTTTATCACCCAATTTATCAATCAATTGTTCTATCTTTACATTATTGTTTTGTTGTTCCTGGTAATGCGGAATTTCACCGTATAAATTTGATTTTTCATCTCCTGTATAAATTAACGGATTCGACACTTCCTGTATAGGTTCAGATTGTTTTTTTCTAACAACCTTTTCATGTTTTATCATTCTTTTACCAACAATCTCTTTAACTGCCATTATTACTTGCTTCTTTCTTCTATTTGAAGTGATGAAATTCTTGAACGATGCGCTGTTGCCTTAATTTGATGTTTAAATGATTGGTGACCACCAATAAGTTGTGGTTCTGTTACTGAATCAATCTCAAAATAAAATTCATTCCAATCAACAATATCACCAACCTCTGGATAAAAGTTTTCGTCTTTTAATGTGTTTCTGTGAAAGTATAATTCGAGTTTAACATCTAAATCTGGTCCAAATTCATCTTGTAACATTTCAGGTTCTTCAAATGAAATCAAACAATTTACTCTGAAACCTTTTGTGAAATATTTCGTAGATGCTTCACCATAAACATTTGGTTGTGTTTCTTCAGTTGAAATTTTGTATATATCGACATATTGACCAAGCACATCATCAAGCAACTCCTCATTGAGTGCATCCATAAAATCAACTTCTTTCTCTGGAATGAAAAATGGTCTATATATTGCCATATTATTTGCTCCTACACATCAAAAATTATCCAATAAAAATTCCCAACGGACTTCTTGCCAAAGTCTGTTGATTTGCCTCAGTGGTCTCTGCCTCGGCTCTCGCCTTTTCTGCAAGTGTTACTGAATCGAGAAATTCTTTTAATTCTTCAAGTAATGCTTGTTTTTCTTCTCGACCTTCTGCCTTCAATGCCTCACCATCCATCGTTACTTCACCATTTGGTACTGGTAATGATGCATATTTACTTCTAACAATACCTAATAATTCTTTTGCCAATGCTAATGTGAATTTCCTTATCCATTGTCTTCCTGGTGCATTTATATCTGAGTATGTAATGAATTTATATGGTGTATTGCTTGGGTCCGATACTTTATGTTCTGTATAACTTCGTGTTGTCTCTGCAACATCATCTCTGACATAATACTCGAACCAAATTTTATCACCAGCATCATCTGACTCTGGTATTGGGAATATCTTTAATCGGTTATTCACAATCTCAAATGAATACGCTGATTTTCTAACTAAATCATTTGATTCAATCGATATTGCTCTCATAATATCATATGACAACGGTCTCAAAATAAACGATACTGATGGTGACACATTACTAAACCCAAATGCATCCAACATCTGTCTCTGCTCAAATGAACCAGCAAATGGGTCGTAAAATCTTGTTATTGCTGATGGTCCTTGATTATACACTCGTTGAACAACAATTCTTTTGCCACTACCAGAATCTTCATAATTTGCTGCATTAGTTTGTAAATCATATTCTTGTTTATCTGCGACTAATGTGATTGAACCACTATGCAATGTCACATCACCACCAACTGCTGCAGCTTGACCATACTGTTCTGATAATACAAATGTTGTTCCCATATGTGGATGTTGTACCGATAAACTACCTGTTCCAATAGAACCTGATATTCTATCTTCTGCACCGTAAGATTCCCATAACCAATTTTTCATATTGTAATTGTTTATATGTGATGAATATTCTGATACTGCTTCTTCAAAACAGGCCCAAATTGATGCACTATAAATTTCTAACTGCATTATTGGATGTCCAAGTCGTTTTGCAGTCCATTTACATACCGTTATACTATCATTTTTAAATTCAGAATCATTGTCATAAATACCGTATGGTGTTGAGCCACTTGCATTTGCTGTTGGGTCTGAATATACATAATTAAACTTTGACATTTTTTATTCTCCAATTCCAATGTTTATCATTCATATATAAATATAAAAATAATACAAAAAACTATTTCAAATATGATATGATTAACTCATCTTTAGCGTTATTATTTTGATTAAAGTGTGATGTATTATTACTTAAAGAATATTTATCAATATAATTATCAAACATATGTTCCAATTCTACAGGTACATTGGCAACTAAATTATTGTATGTTTTTAATTTTACAATAAATGTATTACCCCAATGTTCTAAATTATCATATTCAACTACATTACTATAAGTTTCTAAATCGAAATATGGTATTGATGTAAATGTTAAATCGCACTCTTTACTACCCGTATAATCTTCTAATTTACAATTATATAACTCAATATTATCAAAGTTTTTGCTTAATTCAACTAATTCATTATAAGTATCTATATTTGGTTCAATTCCAATATATTTACCATTTGGATATATTGATTTAAATCCCAACATCCTACCACCAAAACCAGCACATGGGTCAATTACAGTTGGTTTTTCAATATCACCCAAAAAGTGTTTATAAATAGCAGATGCTAATAGTGGTTTGAAGAACGATATTGTTATTCTGCGGGCAGACAACCCCCTAATCAATTGATGTAATGAAAAATCAAATATTTCATCTAAATTATTAATACCAATTCTATATTCTATCACTTTTTTCATTAAATTATCATCACCCCATGCTTCAATTGGTGTCTTATTTCTCCTAAATGATGAATTCCAATATGATTTAAAATTGCTTTTAAGATA